TAGGCGTCCATAGCTACTCCGGCCCAAGTGTTTTTGATTTCCATGTCTTAGTTTCCTTCTACTTGCGCAACACGGGCGCGGAGCGATTGAATTTCCTTGACCAGCATCGGGACCAGTTTTGAGTAGTCCACGCCCATAGTTGCGTCGGGGTCTTCCGGTTGGTGTACGGCCTCCGGTGCAACTTTGAGCAGTTCTTGCGCGACAAAGCCATAACGCTGTTCGCTATTGTCGGCGTTCCACTTGAAGCTACGAACTTGGATGGCGTCAATCAGGCTTGAGGCTTCAGGAGCATCAACGATGTCATGTTTTAGGCGACCGTCCGAGGTGGTGTTGTACAGCGTTGCCAAATCGGTACAAGTGATACTACCGACAGTGTTTGTCGGGTTACCGTTGTCACGAATGAACTGCATCGCAGTGTAGTTCAGGTAGTCATAGGTCGTTATCGTCGTGGCTCCAGCAGCGCCACGGAACTTATATGAGCCAGAGCCGGGAATGGTTGAGTTAGCATCGGCGTTGAAGCCAGCAGTTCCGAAGACGCTGAGTTTACCAAAGCTAGTCGTCGTCCCCACAAGCAAGTTGCCGCTGGCGTCGACGCGGGCGCGTTCGGAACCAACAGTGGCAAATACTAGTGCCGGATTTCCAGCAGCCCCCGTTACTTCGATGGTTCCCGTGTTATTGGTTTCGCTCATGTTAACGCGAAGCAGCGTCAGGTTAGTACCCCCAGCGCGCTGCGCCCGAATTACCTCGCCATCAACGGTGCTATTGACATGTAACTTACCGGCTGGGCTAGTCGTACCAATCCCGACGTTCGTGCCGTCGTCATACACAACAGACGCGCTGACAGTATTGCTATCGGCGGCTTTCGCTAGATAGTTGGCGGTCATTGTGCCGTCAATTTTTGTGTTAAGCTGCGTCTGGATAGCCGATGTCACGCCGTCGAGATAGCCAATCTCCGTATCCGATACCGTCCCGATTGACGTTGTGGACGGAAGAACAACAGTCCCCGTAAACGTCGGACCGGCCGATGGGGCCTTCGTGTTGATCTGCGTCTGGATAGCGGAAGTCACGCCGTCGAGATAGCTGAGTTCCGTAGGGCTAATCGTTGCGCCGTTGGCGGAGACGTTACCCGCGATGGCCAGCGTTTTGCCGGAGCCGACGTTTAAGCCACCGGATGTTCCTGTACCGGCCGCAGCAAAAAGCGCATCGACCTGATCGAGATCGGTATTGAGTTTTGTCCCCCAAGTATCGGCGGATGCGCCAACTTCAGGTTTAGTCAATCCAAGGTTTGTTGTGGTTGTATCAGCCATTTAAGTCCTCACGCAGCTTGCTGCCATATTTCTTCTGTAACAGAAATTGGCGTCCATGTCTCGTTTGTTATTGATTGCGGTGTCCAAGTTTCTGCAATCGCTTCGACGGGTGTCCAAGTCTCAGATGTATCAGTCGCAGCAGTCCACGTTTCTGGCGTGATTGGCTCCGGCTCCCACTTCTTCGTGGCGTTAATCGTGACGCTAGATTGCGCGTTACAAGTAACAGATGTCGGTGTCTTGCGAACCACAGACACGCTTGTCGATGAGACAGCGTTTGTCGTGATGCGGACAAGGAACACGCCTTGCAACGATACCGTGACGCTTGATGTGGCGGTAGAGGCACAGGCGGCGATCTGTATGCGCGTTGCTGCCACAGATACGCTAGACGTTGCGGTAGAAGTTACTGCGGCGTTCTGGACGCGGGTGGCGGTGACAGACGCGCTTGATGTGGCGTTGGCCGTGACTGCCGCAAGGTTAATCTTCTGCGCGGTTACAGTCGTAGAGGATGAGGCTGTATCAGAGACAGCGGCCAGTAGAATACGTTGCGCGGAGACGACAGCACTAGACGCGGCTGTTACGGTGATAGACGCCTCTTTAGGGTCTATCCCGTAATTACCGCGTCCGTATAGACCGCTGCCGTAGCCAGCCATCTACTTAGTCCAGATTGATGTCGAAGTCGCCCGCAGGAATACGGAGAACGTCACCGCTTGCAATCGTCTTGCTCGTGGTCAACGCACCATAGGCAAGCATGTTGCCGCTAGAAACAGCGTCAAAGACCGCAGCGTAAGTCACTGTACCCCACGATGCAGTCGCAGTCGGGAACTCAACAGCCGCCGTATTGGACGCTTGGTTGGCCGTGACGGTAAACGCAATAGTCTGCCGGGCGTAAGAACCGCCGGAGACTTCCGTCCCTGTGTTAGCTTCGCCGGGATCAGACGTGTACAGGCCGACGTACAAAGTCGCGGGCGCGGTATACGGAACCGCACCAAACACATGACCGAGAACCTTGTTCTCAAGATAATTGGAGAAACTCATCCGAATGTCCTTATGCGGGGTTTAAGTTTAGACGAACCGATACGAGCGCGCTCGTCGGCGATACGCATATCCTCCACCATCTTCTCATACAAAGAAGTCCAGATGGCGGTGCGTTCATCTTCCTTCAAGTACGGCGCGGACTGAGCCAGCGTGCCATACAGGTAAATGTCCGGGCTTTCGGTAAGAAGCCAGTTAGTTGGCGCTGCGTCGGACAGTGGCGTCAGCTTGGCGTAGTAGAGAAGTTCCGCATCATACGACCCGTCGGGTTGTGGCAGAACTTCAAACTGCTGGCCGATAGTCGTGAAGAACAGCGGCTGACCTGCCGAACTGTAAGAGAAGCTGTCTTCGAGAAGCTGTTCTGGCGTGACGTAGAGCAGCGGCGTGATAGGGTTTGTGTTCAACTGGAACCGGATTGTTTCTTTCCAGTCAGCAGGAACAGCAAAGTACGGCGTATCCATAGTTGCGGTCGCCCGCGTCACCATCTTGCGGTGACGGATTTGGCGGTTCATCTGCGCTTCAGCAAGCGATATAAAGTTTGGAATAGCAGATGTTAGGTCGGACCGATTGAGCCAATCGGCGACTGCGGTCTTCAACTCTGAATACGTCGTAATCGCCATTAAACAGTCCCCGGCCTAGTACGGAAGTAACGGTTGTCCGGATCGTTCAACCATTTCTTCATGCGCTCTTGGTCTTGCGTAATACCTTGGCGCTCAAGTTCGTAATACACTGAAATCGGGATGCTGCCAACCTTTGTCCATTCACCCCAGCGTTCCGGCGCGCTATTGAACTCTTGCTTGTTACTCTCGATGATTGCGGAAACGTCTTGCTCTTTCGAGATGATCGCTTCGTCCTTCTCGGCGTCGTAATCGTAATACGTTTTGACGCCTGTGAAAGCATCGTCGTTGATAAGGCGTTTATTCATAAAACCCTCAATAGTTAGATGAGGGGGCGCTATGCCCCCTCATCCAGTTAGACCAAATCTTACGAGGTTGTCAAGTCAGCTACGATACCGTGCGCAGCTTGGTTGTTTACCTTGAGGCCGTATTCGACGAGGAGGAGAGCCTTCTCGGCGTCGCCCGTCTTGGCGAGGTCCATCTTCTGGATTGGACGCAGAACCGCCAACGATGCGTAATCGGGATCGACGATGAACGCGTCACGGTCACGCTGGAAGCGGTTAGGAACGATGTTTACTGTACCGAAGTCAGACACATAAACGTCGGCTGCGCCGATGATCTGTGCCTGCTGGCCAGCAGGAACGTCACGATAACGCGTCGCAATGCCGGTGAAGGCAGAAGCGGCGGTCTTGTTGAACGGACCAACCATCAACATCTTTGGCGTGCCACCCGAAGTCCAGACGCTCTGGATAACACCCTTAAGCAGTGCTTCGGTGAACGCACGCTGCGTACCATCGGTACGAGCAGCAGTTGGCGTCGAGCCTACAGTTGGGTTAGCACCACCTGAACCGAACGAGGTGTTCGAGGTCAACCATGCAGGCAGACCAGCAGTACGACGTGCAGTTGTGGTGTTACCAGCAACCGATGCTTGGTTGGCAAGCAATGCGCTTTCCATGTCGCGCTTCAGTTCCGAACCCAGCTTTGCAAGCTGATAGGTCATTTCGTTACGACGACCAGCCTTATCGACTGCTTCAAGCGTACCGGAGATTACGACGTTCTTCGTGCTGATCTGCGTGTAGTTACCAACGCGTGCGGTTGGCGTAACAGCAGTGAACGAAGAAATGTCGTCACCTTCGAGTGCAGCGTTAGAAGCTGAAGCCGCAGCCAAAGCGTCGGTCTGCCATTCGAAGTAGGTGTTCTTGACGCTCTCGCGGCCGATGTTCGAAATGAACGGGGTTTCTTCTGGCGAGATGTTATAGATAACGTTCGACAGGTCTTCACGAATACCGATAGCGGAGTACCGGGTAAAAGTATTTGCTACAATAGCCATTAGTTCACATCCTTATTAAATGAGTTTATCCAACAGGGCCGCTGCATCTGCAACACGGCCTGTACGCGCAAGGCGCTGGGACGCTTTCTTTACATCGGTAGAACGTGAGTTGACTTGAGTTCCTGAAGAACCGGGGCGAACGATCCGCGCAACCTTTCTTGGCTGCGCCTTCACTTTCTCCACTTTCTTCGAACCCTTATCAAACATCATAGCTTTGCGCAGGATTGAGACGTGAGTGGCTTGAACAAGTGCGCTTAGGTCGCGTTCACTAAACCCATTGTTTATAGCCCATTCACGAAGTTCCTTAGCTTCGCTTTGCATTGTACTTTCGTCTTTCCATTCAGGAATGACTTCCGTGAGTTTGGCGCGCTCTGACTGCACAATGTCAGCCAATGCCCGCTGTTGCTCTTTGGCCATCTCTTGAGCGATCCGCTGCTGTTCAGTATTAATAGCCTGAAGTTTAGCGGCCCGTTCCTGACGAGACTTATTCCAATGCCGTTCTAACCGCGCCGCCTCAATGGGGTCTTCGTTATAAAGATTGTCCCAATCAGGCTCAGCCTCGGACTGCACCTCAAGTTGCGCTTTAAGCGCCGGTAACAGTTCCGCGTATTGAGCGCGTTCCATTCGGATCGCTTCGGCCTCACCGTGGAACGACTTGCGTTCTTCGGCTAATGCCTGAGTTTTCCGTGTGTAATCCGAATAACGAGAATAACCTTTCCGAAGTTCGTCAAGGGTGACTTCCGTTTCTTCACCGTCAAGTTTAACCTTGATGGTTAGATCGTCAGGAAGTTCCTGTTCGATAACCTCTTCTGTGTCGTACTCTTCATCCGGGTCGGACTGTTCGGCTTCTTCTTCATCCGAGTATTCCTCGGCTTCAGGTTCTTCCTCATAGCCCTGAGCCTCTTCAGGCTCTTGCGCCTCGGCCGTGTCTTGGTTGTCCTCATCCGGGCCAAGCAGTTGGTCGATGGCTAACGTTGCTTCGTGGAGGCCGATCCCAGCACTGGGGTTGCCGACTTGTTCCGTCATATATAGCACCTTTTTAAAGAAATGTTAACTCCTTGATTTGGCGACTAGGCCATCATCAAGGATCGCCTGTAGGCGGGCTTTCAACCGCTCAAGTCCTTTGAGCGTGTGAAACATGTCAGTGCGTCCGCTATAGTCAGTATGCGCCGACTTGCGCCACTCTTCAAAAATATCTCTTTCCACTGCGTCGAATGCCTCCTTGAGAATATCATCCTCAAGAAGGCGTTTGGCGTGGTTAGCTTTTGTAATAGGGTCCATTAGATCAACGGCTCGTATCTAGGGTTGGTTGCCATAATCGGTTGTGCTTGTGGCGTGGGAGCCGCAGAATTAAGAAGGCCGTACCCCGGCTGGAAGAACATAGCTTCCGGGCCAAAGCCGTACCGCTCATAGTCTATGATGTTTGGATTGGCGCGCATATCTTGGCCTGTGCCAAAACCTACGCCTGTACCGAACGGAGAAACATACGGCACTCCTGTTTCTGCACCGCCACCGCCAGCCAAAAGGTTTTTCAAAAGATCGGCTCCGACACTGCCAAGGGATATAAGTTGGGGTACGTTTAGGCCCGTGCCGAGAACGCCGCCCTTCTCCGTCAATGCGGGATCAGGAGTTGGCACTTGCGGTATACCGAGCGCAGGAAGCAATGCCCCAATAGCCGCAAGTTCATCGGGAACTACAGTTTTTGGTATAGTCTTATTTCCGCTTACGACAATATCTTCGTTCGCGGGTTGTGTTAGTGCGGGGTCCATAGCCAGTTCAGTAAGCGCGGGTAATGTTGCGGCAACAGACCCGCCAATACCCGCTATATCTTTGGAAACAGATGTGGGGTCGAAACCGCCAACGGGGTTTATCGGACGGTACGCGTTAACGACAATGGTGTCATCCAACGGACGTTGTACCGGTTCTTGTACAGGTTGCTGCGTTGGCGTTGGCTGTGCGGATGTTGGCGATCCGCCACTGGTGGCCCCCGATGCCGCACCTTGAAGTAATCCGGAAGCCGTGCCCTTTGCAAGATTGCTTAGGGCGTTGACAACGATGTCACCGCTTGCTTCAGTGGCGGCTTGCTTGGCGAGTTCCGGTATCAACGCGTTCTTAACCGCATCACCCGCATTGCTAAGTACGCCACCAACGGCCTCGTTAAAGCCTGTCACGTTGCCGAGGCCAGCGGTCACACCGCTAATTAGCGCGGACTCGAGCGGGTCGTTACCCGCTAGGAAACCACCAAGGCCACCGGCCGCAGCGCCTGCCGCGATTTGCACACCAAGGCTTGCGCCGCCGGTTGCAATAGCTGCCGCGACAGGTAGCGCCACGCCTGCAATGTCCCCAACGATGCCGAGGCCGTTCGGGCCTTGGTTTTCGGCTACGCGTTCAAATTGTCCTGTCGCTGGATCAAGGACTTCAACGCCCCAATAGGCGTTCTTTGGATCATCCAAAGTAAGTTTATTGGCTTGTTCAAATACGTTGCGTAGACCTTCGCCACCCTCACCCGCATAGACTACATCCCCGTTCGTACCACCTTCAACAAGGCGATATGTGGCGTTCGGGTCTACCGGGACAAATCCCGGTGCTGTCGCGGCGTACTGTGCATTTGGGTCGAACGTGGCGGGATTTGCGGGCTGCGGCAAGCCAACCTCGCCGAAACGTGCAGGCAGGCCAAGTTCATTCGCAAAGTAGTAGCCGGTCTGTCCGCCACTTCGCAGGCTTGTAATCGGGTCGAGGTTCATATCCGCGCTGGGCGCGACATACGGGTTTACATTCAATATGGCCGCTAGGCGCTCGGCTTCTGTCCGGCTGAGGCCACCACCCATGCCGCCAGTGTATAAGCCGCCTTGCTCAGGGCCACCGAGCAGGGGATTGGCGAGATCGAAGCCGACGGTTTCCGCGCCAAGCAGCGGGCCGCCGAGGCCATAGTCCCCGAACGCCATATCCTCTAGAGCCATAACTGCTGCCATTACATCATTCCTTCTGGTGGCATTTCAGGTTGCATCGGCATTTCAGTCGGCATCTGCGCTTGCTGAACGGCCTGTGCCATCTGCGCGTTTTGCTGGGCCTGTTGGGCCTGCACGGCTACCCGATCCATCTCACCTTGCTGGCGTAGGAGTTCACGGTCGCGCTGCATCAATGCTTCGATGTTGGCTGTGTTGACCTGCGCGCCGTACTTAGCTTCAATCTCGGCTGCCTTAATCATCATATCGGCATCGAGTTTGTCGCGCTCACGGTCGTCCTTGCGCAGCATCTCTTCGCGCTGCAACTCAAGTTCGGCTGCCTTCTTCTGGATGTCAGCGCGGATTGCTTCCATCTGAACCTGAGACAGCATCTCTTCTGGTGTCGGCTGCGGTGGTGCAGGTGGTGGCGGAGGCGGCATCATCGCAGGGTCTTTGAAGAATACAGTCGGGTCTTTGTATCCAGCCAACGCCATCATCTGGGCCAGCGTGTTGTAGTAGCCCTGCATGTCAACCAGAGGCGCACCCATCTGCATCAGCATCTCTTGCTTGGCTGCGACTTGGCCTAAGAACGCCATCTTCTCTTCGTTGCTACCAGTACCGATAGCGACGTTGACGACCACATCCATGCTCGTGTCCCACACACGCGGGTCAATCGGCACGAACGTATTACGCAGACGCACCATGCGCGGAGCATCTTGGTTCTTGGCGATAAGCTGCATCGACTTGCGGAACAGGTCTTTCATGCCCGTCTCCGCAAAGATACGGCAGATCAGTTCGATATGCTGCGCCGCAGCAGTAATCGTGGCGGCAACAGCAGCGCGGGTTGAAGACTGGAGCGCATTGGCATCAAGGCCGGATGCGGCCTTGGAGATACCTGTGCGGTTCTCGCGCAGTTCGTCCATGTATTGCAACATCGGGAAGGCTTGCGATCCGACGAATGGCATTGTAAACGGCTGCACCATACCCGGTGCGCGCATACGGATGATGCCGCCAACTTCGGTGTTCATGACATCTTCGATATTGACTTGGCCTTCGACAACACCCGTACGTGGGTGGATCGACTGGGCCAAGCTGTCCAGCGTGTTACGAAGGATATTCGACTTGATAAGCTGAATGTCCATCGTCACGTCGGCAATCGACATGCCGAAGAATGTGTGTGGCTCCGGATCGGGGCAGAAGTCTACGAATGGAATAAAGTCGCAGGCTTCGTAGTGAAGTATCTTGTTGGCTGTGCCAGCAACGCAGACGCGGCAAAGTTCCGCAATCCCGTCGCCGTCCATGTCAACATACACATAGCCCTCAATGTACAGGACTTTGCGCGATGTCGTATCTGTGCGGCCGGTGATTTGAACAAACGCTTGCGGGTTACGGTCAAAGGTTTCTTGGTTGCCTTCGAAATCGTCCAACGTTTCAAAGCCAAGGTCTTGAACCTCATCGAAATCATAGCCCATTTTCACAAGATCGGATACGGTAACGTAACGACGATGGGCTACAAATTCGGCTGTCTCGATGGAGCGCGCACGGCGGTCGATCAGAAACTCTTCGGGCGGTACGGACTGGACGCACAGACGGCCCTTCTCAACTGTACGAACAACGGTGCAGTCGTAGGTCGCGGGCTGGGTCTGGCCCATCATGCCCATCGGCGTTTCGACCATCGTCTCGCCGTAGGTAATCTCTACGTCCTTAACTTCGATATTAACATCGGCCTGAAGGACCGAGAATGTAGCTTCGTCCAGACCCGTAAAGTAGTGGGTCGTGACATCCTTCTCGGTATTCCACCAAACTTTCATGATACCGTTCTTACGGATCAGGGCGTCCTTGAATGTGGAATAGCATTCGCTGAATAGGTTGTTATCGCGTGTCAGGCAGTAATTGACGTAATCCGTCGCTTGCTGCGCGCTCTCAATATCCTCTGGGCCGTTCGGCGCAAACTCGACGACGTTGTTCGCCGCGAAAAATACTTTCATGATCGACGGCATCATGGCCTGTACAGTATCCCGTACATCCATTGACATCGCCTGCGACCGGCCTTCCTCTTCGTTGCCGAAGGGTTCGCCCTTATAGTACTGGCCCGCAAGCGCACGCTGCGGGCTGATGTCGTCGTCTATATAATTTTGAGCGTCGTCAATCTCGGCGGTGATAATGTTCTGAAGTTCTTCTTCAGAGATAGGCTCTTCAACCTGCTCGTCTTCCATCTCTGGCTCTTCAATGGAAACTTCCGTACCGTCAGGAAGTTCCATAGAAGTTTCATCGGACATATCTTCGCTGTCGTCGTTTTCCGAGTTGGCGTTGGGAACCCCTGTATCCTGATACATACCTTGGTTCTTAGCCATGTCGGCCTTACTCGGCTTACGGTTATTGCGATATGCCATATTTTAGCCTTACTTCTTTTTGGACTTGCCAGCTTCGGACAGGGCAATAGCTATAGCCTGTTTACGCGATTTAGCCAAGGGAGCCTTTGCCGGGCCTTTAGGATTTACGCCAGCGTGCAATGTGCCACGCTTAAATTCACCCATAACTTTAGCCACTTTCTTGTCGGCCTTAGTAGGTTTCTTCATATCATTTACCTTTCGGCGTATACGCGCCACGTTCACTCAAATACACAATGGCCCGGTAAAGAATTTCCGTACTCTCTCTCGCGTGGCCTAGCACCAAATTACACCCCGAACATAGTATGCCACGCACATCCCCTGTCTCATGGTGATGGTCTACGACAACTGATCGTTTATCTCTATACGCTAATGTATCAGATATTTCTACCTCACAAATAGGGCAGGCAAAATTCTGATTGGCGAGAATTGTTTGGTACTCATCGTTACTAATACCGTATCTACGCAGGAGATTGCGGTTGCGGTGGTAATGCGGGCGGGCGGCTGCGAAGGCTTGATGGTAAGCGCGCATACACTTCTTGCAGGGACGCCTCTGAGGATAGAAGTCGTCAGTCGGCTTCTCTTCGCCACATTTCGGACAAGTTTTTGTTTCCACGGATACGCTCCCTGTTACGGGCGTATAACCGATACTTTACGGAAAAGCAAAAAAGTAGGGTGGCGGCGTTCCAAACGAAGGAGCAGCATCGTCTGACGACGAAGGAGCAGCATCGTCTTGTCGCTATTACCGGCCTAGCCGCGCACACCCTAAGTCGCCCGGCAGGGAGAGGGAGAGGAGAAACCTGCCGGTCAAAAGAAATATATCACATCATTCGCTTATGTCAAAC